GAGAATCGGGTGAGTCCCGGCATCGGTCGAGGCTCCAGCAACACGGGCGTATGCCAAGAAGGCAACTTCCAGAGAATCAGCGAACCGCTCGTCCAGACGACGGATGCTCAAGTCGCCATCGGTGCGGAGCAAGTAACCCTCGTTGAAGTCACCGTACAGGATGCCCGTATTGCCAGCGACGAAGGCCGAAGGCAACTGCTGATTGAGAACAATAGGACGCCCAAACAGGTGATCTAACACACCCGAAGAAGGATTCGGAATGAAGATCGGACGGCCTAGTGTGTCCTTGAGTCCCATGATGAGAGCGCGGGATGTGGAACTCATAACCCACGAAGCATTGCCCTCGTAAGCTGGGTCGAGTGCGCTATAGACGAGGTTGAGATCGTCAAAAGCGACCGTGCCGGATACAGCAGAAGTACCGCCGAGTGTCGCACCAGTTATGATGGATGCCACATTGCTGGAGTTACCATTGGTAAGCAGGTACTCCAAACCACGGTAGTATCGCAGAGCAAACTTCTGTTTAATCCACGAACCTACATCAAACGATGCATCTTCGAGTTCCTGAAACGAAGCCTTGACCATAGTGGCCACGGTGTCCGTGTTCATAATGAAACCAGAAAATGTAGGATCGGTGTCAGTCAACTGTGTACCTTCGCCGCCTGTAATCGTGACGAGTGTGTTCCCTACGTCATTCGACATACCGACCTTGATTGGTGCGCCGTTGTTGTTGGTGACCTTCTTACCAACGATGCTTACCGTGTTACCGATGAGCTTCTGAGCATCTATGATTGTTTGATTGAAGAGCTGTGGAATAACCGCACCTGTAGAGGTGGTGGTCAAGTCACGTTTTTCACCAGTGCGGATATAACGCTCGAAAGCGCGAACTTCACGGTCGCTCTTCTCGCGAGTCTCAGCTTCAGACGCAGCCGGAGTTCCACGCGGGGGCCGTACAGTCTCACGAGTCTCAGCTTCGTACTTCTCAAGTTTCTCAGCGGTAGCGATGTCCTGCTCTAGCTGCTCTACATCTTTGACCATGCGGTTAGCCTGGTCACGTTGCTCAGCGGTCACGGAATCGCCTAGCACGAGCTTCTGTGCGTCGGTAATCAGCTTTGTCCGCTGTTCTTTCATTTGGTTGATAGTCATTAGTGCTGTCCTTTGCACACGCGTGTGTGCAGTAAGCCCAGGTGGGCATTGATTGGGGAATAAATTGCGGGCGGTGCAGGACAACACTCGCCTCAGACGAATGCTTCACAGCGGCGGTCGAATCGGTTTGCGGTTGGGCGCACAGCGCGGGGCTGACCGTTACGACTGCGAACTTGGGTGTTATTTACTCTTGAGGGCCAGGAGCTTCAGGCGAATCTCCATCGTGGCTTTCCATTCGCAAGTGTCATCAGCGGACACGTCGATGTTGCGTTCGCTCCGACATGACGCACAGTTCAAGTCGTCACAGTCGGGGTTCGTGCAGTTCTCACAGTCTTCGCCATCGCTGTCTACGCAGACATCACATAGGCACTTGCAGTCGGCGTTGCGCTTCTCACGGATCTTGCTGCGAATCTCTTTCGGTGCGGAGCGGAGACTGATAGAGGTTGATGGATATGCCGGGGAGCTTGTCACGGTGATTTCAAACAGGTCTACATCCAGCAGTGTGCGGATGTAGCGTCCGTCAGAATCTTCTGACCAAACATCGCTGATGCAGACGAACCCAAACGACATCCCGGTTATGTCCCCACGTTCCACAAGAACGATGAGGTCGTTTGCTGTCGTGGTGTCCGGGAGAACACAGTCGAACTTGAGGCCGGTCGCATCTACACTCAGCGTCAATGTGTTGGAGGTCGTGCGACCAAGAACAGCGGCGGTGTCGTGCGCGTAGAGACAGAGAACATCGGGGTTCTCTTGCAGCGTGCGTGTGAATGCAGTAGGTGCAACCAGCTCTGCCCAGCCACCCATGTCCACGCTGGCTGTGTTGAACACTGATGCATAGCCAGACAGAACACGTTGCCCATTGTCGTTGGTTGCAACACGCAGTTCGCGTGCTTGGATGACTCTTGTCTCATGTTTTGGAGTTTGCTTATTCATTGTGTGTCTCACTTACGGTCTGTTCAGCAGCGAACGCAGCTACATCTCGTGCGGTGTTGATGACGACGGACCTGACGGCCTTCGTGAACTCAGCCCCGGCGTTGGCGTCTACATCTGTGTCTGTGTAATCTGCTGCACGCTTGGCCATCGACCGGCAAACTGTTTCAATGTGCTTGTCAATTCCTGAGTTAGGCATCACAGAAATGCCGTTCTTACTCATGGCAGCGCCTTGTGCAGCTTCAGCAATCGAGCGCAATACTGGGCTAAATAGACCGGAAATAGTGTCGTAATCTCGTTTATCTCTTTTGCAAAGGCGTCCGAAAGCATCCCGATAGATCACGAGGTATGCAGATGTGTACCGCGTCATCGCAGAACGCTCATCTGGTGTAGGTGCGGCGTCAGTGTCCGGTGTAGTGTCTTCATCCGGCTTAGCGTCACTGAGCAGCGGCTGATCTTGAATGCTTTCTGTATCAAGCAAACGCTCAGCGTTTTGCATGTTTACAGGAACCCAAAAAATATCCCCTGCTGGGCCAATGGGGTTCATACCAATCTCTGCACGAATGTCATTAGTAGACAGCCAGCCCCATTGTTTGCCGGCAGTGAAGCCAGCAGCTTGCGATTCAATGTCTCCGCGTAGTCTTTCGCTCACGTCGAACTCGACCACGAACCGGCCAGAGTTACGACCAGCAGTGGGAAGCAGCTTGCGTGCAATCTCCGACTCCAAGCGACTCAGATATGGACGGAGTGTGTCTGTGACGAATGTCAACGCTTGCTGCTCTGCATTTGCGTTGCTGAGCTTGCTTGTGTCGCCCACCATGTGGGGTGGGACACGGAAGATTGCGGCAATCTCGGTGCGTTGATACTGACGAATCTCTAAGAACTGTGAATCTTTATTGCTAAGGCCGATGGGAGTGTAAGTCCACTTACCCGGTAGGAATGCGGTACCACCCTGCTTGTCTCCGCCATTGGTTCGTTCCCACGACGATTTGATTGTAGCGATCTCAGGATCATCAAATTCAGAGTCGGTGGTGAGAATGCCACCGGGCTTGCTACCGTTGCCAAAAAAGCGGGCACCGGACAGCTCACTTGCTCGCGCTAACCCTATTCCTTGACGTGCAAGTTGGACTGGGGAAATTCCGCGAAGTCCGTCAAAACAGAACAGAGGGACATGCAGTATATCCGCTGAAGCGATGGTGCGAGTCTGGCCGTTGCCTTCCTTGCCATCCAATCCGTCAGAGGTCTCGTAAACTAGGTCACCGCCTGTGCCGTTAGGCAGGAGCGGTGTACGCTTCGGCTCAGTCTTCTGTGGATGTAGTGGCCACAACGCAACTGGGCGTCCGCCCTTATCTCGCTGTATCTCTGCGTAGCAGTTGCCGGTGAGTGCAAGTCCACCGACCAAGCTCTCCCAAAATGTGAACGCTGTCATTTCCGGGTTAGGAGCTACACCCAGCAAGTAAGCTAGATCATGGTTCTGATTCTCTTTGCGCCCGTTGTCCGTTAGCTCATACACTCGGACTGGCAGCGATGCGACTGACTCAGACAGAACACGAACGCAAGCGTAAACGGTTGCCTGTTGCAGCGACGTAACAACGGTGACGTGCTCACCACTGACTGTAGGCTCACCCGATGCCCACGCTAGGAAGCCCGACGTGCTGAGAGGGATTGCTGGGTTGTTGAGAGGGTCGCTGGAACGACGTTCATGCCCTACGAATTTTGCTATGGTCGATCTGATTCTTCCCATCATGCTGGGTGCGTCCTATATAGTGTGAGTAGTCGGAAGACCTACATCACGAACGGCGTGAAGTGTTTTATCTTTGGAGCTACAGGCACCACCATTGCCCTGCTCAATGCACAGATCAACGCGGAAATACCGTCTATCTTCTCTGCTGACTTTTCTTTATTCGGCTTTACATTAGAATTAGCGTCGGAGTCCACCACGACGTTACTTGCCATCCATCGCAAGACAGGGTTGTCTAAGTGTGCGAGGTCGTGAGTCAGAATCAATTCAAGCAATCGCTTTGTCGGTCCATGCAACGACGGGAAGCCTTGTCGTAGTGGACTAACTACGAAGCCATGATTCATTAACCACGTTGCCGATTCTTGACAGTTCCACGGATCAAAGGCGATCTCTTTTATATTGAAGACGTCACTAAGCTCCGTAATCTCTTTACGGATATATTCATAATCGATTACATTGCCGGGCGTTAGTTGAAAGTATCCTTGCCGTGCCCACAGATCGTATGGAACTCTGTCTCGCTGGCATCGCTTTGCAATGTTGTCTTTAGGTAGAAAGAAGTAAGGTAGAACAACCCACTTCGTTCTATCGCCGTATGGTGGGAACAGCAACACGAACGCGCTGATGTCCGTCGTTGTGCTGAGGTCGAGTCCGCCGAAGCATGGTTGATTCTTCAGCGACTCAAGGTCGATGGGCTCGTTGCATTGTGCCCATTGATCCATCGGGAAGTAAGCGACGCTCGTCTGCGTCCAGATACCAAACCGGACACGAAGAACTTCGTTGAGACTTGCAGGATCGCCCGTTGCTTGGTTGAGCAGTGCGGCTAAATCCTTTTCTCGAACACTTACACCAAGATTCGGATTCGCCTTTATCCAAGTTGCTGGATCGGTATAATCGTCCCCGTCATCGAGGCAACACACCCAGGCAAACCAGTCGTCAGCTTGCAATGTTCCGGTAAGTACCTTCTCACTGTATGCGTGCTGGCGTTTGCAGACTGATTCCTCACCGGAGCCAGCAGTTGTAATGACTATCAGAATGGGTGAGTCACGCTTACCCAAAGCATTGACTAACCCAGTCCACATCACTTCTGCACCATAGCCCCACGCGTGCAATTCATCTGCTATAAAGCATTGAGGTC